GATCTGCTGATCGCAGGTTTCGACGCCGCGCGCATCGGCGAGCTGGCGCACGACGAGCGGATCGTCCTGCACGAGCTCGCGCCGCGCGGGGGCTCGCTGGAAGAGATGTTCTTCACACTGACCGAAAAGGAGGCACCATGACCGCCCCGCTACATGGTGAGCTGATCAAGGCCATCACCACGCGAACCATGGCCGCGTATGCCGCGATGGCGTTCGCCGCGTCAGTGCTCTTCGTCCTCGCGGCGACGCAGACCGGCGACCTCGCGAGCCTGGCCGACTCCCGAGGACTGGGGCGCGACGGCACCGGGTTAGGTTTCACGTCAATTCGTTCAGCGCCGATACATTCGCCCCCCCGCACGCGTTCTTGAACCATGAGACTTCGTCGCGCAGCGCTCGCCGCATGCCTTGCCATCGGTGCTCCGTTCGCGCTCTGCGGGTCAGCGTCGGCCTCTGCGACCGCGCTGTCGCCCTTCACGAACCCGCGCATCGCCACGGCCGACAACGGCGAGACGGCGGTTGTCTGGCAGTCGGCGGCAGGCATCCGGGCCGCGATCGGAACGCCCGGCGCGGGCTACAGCGCACCGGTCACGATCAGCGCGAGCAGCTCCATGCCGACGGTCGTGATGGACGCGGCAGGCGATGTCGTGATCATCTGGGAGGCGACCGCCAGCAGCGCGGATGGCTGCTACAAGGGGACCGGCTGCTTGATCAGCTCGCTCGGCGTCTTCGCCTCGATCCGTGCGGCCGGGGGCTCGTTCGGCGCGCCGGTGCGACTCTCGCCGCCGCAGCGCTTCCAGGTCGCGGATCCGCGAGTCGCCATGAACCGCGCCGGCGACTGGGTCGTCACGCTGACGCTCGACACCAAGCGCGTCGTCGGCGCGGGCAGCGGCGCGACGCCGCCGGCCGGCTTCGCCGCGCTGGGACCGGCGTTCCAGGGGCGCGGCGACGTGGGCATCGACGAGGCGGGCACCGCGACGTTCGGCATGCGAGACGCGGCGAACCACCCAGCGCTCATCACGCGCACGCGCGACGGATCTCTCGGCGCGCTGACCGTCCTCGACGATGCCTTGATCGACGACTTCAGCTTGAGGATCGCCGTCGGTGCCCAGGGCCACACCGTCGCCGTGTGGCCGGACGGCGGCCAGCTGCGCTCGGCATCGCGCCCGCCCGGTGGCAGCTTCGGCCCGGCGGTCGCCTCGGGCATCGTGGGAACCCGCACGCCGGACTGGATCGGCGTCGACGGCCAGGGCCGGACCGTGATGGCGCTCGAGCCAGCGACGAACCTCGTGCAATCCGCGCCGCTTCAGGTCAGGCGCGGCAGCATCGGCGCGCCCTTCGGCGAGCCCCAGATCCTCACCGCAGCCGGGCGCGACAACCTCGGGCCGACGCGTGGGGCGATCGACGGCGCCGGCAACGCGGTGATCGTCTGGTCGGAGACCGAGCGCGGCCGCAACGCCGTCGCCCAAGCGACGTTCTCAACCGACGGCGCGCCGTTCTCCAAACAGATCGTGGTGGCGCGCGAGACGTCGCCCGTGAACATGCCCGACGTTGCGATCGACGGCGCAGGGCGCACCGTGCTCACCTGGACCGACAAATCTGGTGACTTCCAGCGGATCCTCGCGGCGGTGCTGTCGCCGACGGCGGTCGCAGGACCGACGGTCGTCGCGCAGGGACGCCTGATCATCCCGGCCGCCCCGCCGGTCCTGCCGGGCCGGGCCGGGGCGACGGCCGGCCAGGTGCTCCGCATCCGGCGCGACGGCACGGTTCGCCCGACGTTGCGCTGCGTGTCGCCCGGCCCGAGCTGCCGCGGCAGCGTGCGCATCGACGTGCGCCCGGCGCCCGGCCGCAAGCGCGTCCGCGCTGGCACTCGGGCCTTCACCCTCGGCGCGGGAAGTTCCCGTGCGATCACGGTGCGAGTCTCGCGCGCGATTCGCCGCGCCGCGGCGCGGCGGTCCCTGAAGGGCATCATCACCGTTCGCACGACGATGCCGACCGGCGGTTCGGTCAGGGACGTCGCGACGGTGACGGTGCGGCGACGGTCGTCCTAGGTCGACAAACTCTGCATCGCGCGCGGGCAATGCCGGAGTTGCCGGCCGGCTACAGGGCCCTGTCCGGGCCGCCAGGTTGCCGCCCTCGTGCGAACCCGGCACTTCCGCCGGCGCCCGATCGCCCAATCCCGCGGCCACTTTGCGGGCTGGGGCACGGACCCAAGCAGAGGGCCGAATAGCGAAGCAGGGGTGCCGTCAAGTTGAGGAACGCGCTCGTGTCGGGCCGCGCCCGGTGTATTGACTGAGCAACCGGACCGCCAAGTTGGAGATCACAGACGACCTCGAGCCACCATCAGTATCGCTGCGCGTGGCAGTCGCGGCAGAGCGCGCGCAGGTTCGACGGGTGATCGGTCCCGCCGTCGATGACGCGCACGATGTGATCGACCTCCGTCGCGGGTGCTCCGCAGAGCGTGCAGCGATGACGGTCGCGGGCGAGGATCTGCGCGCGCAGGCTGCGCCATGCGCGCGTCGAGCCGTTACGCGGCGTGTGTGCTGGGCACCGGGAGCCGTGAGACGGAAGGCCGCAGGTGATGCAGGGCTTCAGAGCCATCCGAGGAGCTGTACGGGTTCGGGTGTGGGCTGCTCAGCGCGCTCTAGGGCCATGCAGAGGGCGATCATGGCGTCGATGTGTGTTCTCGGGCTTGGCTTGTCGATGCGCCAGCCGCGGCGGGAGTGGCGGGCGATCGCGTCGGCGGCGTGGCGCGCTAGTTGCGGGTCGTCGGGCAGCGTGAGGCGCTGCTCGACGATCGCGGCGTGCAACCGCTGCGAGGCGGGGATCATCCGCACATCGGTCTGCGGGAACTGCAGGACCGGGATGCGCTCGCGCTCGAGCTCCTGGGCGGCTTGACCGAATCGCCACGGGTCATAGATGACCTCGCGCACGCTGTAGACGTCGGCGAGGTCGCGGACCAATTGGACACATTCGAGGACGCCGCCGTCGCCGTGGAAGATCGCGACGCCGACGTGCAGGCCGGCGTTGACCCATGCGACGGCGGATGCTGAGCGTTCGCCGCCGACGTCAACGCCGACCCATATCGGCTCGCCGTCCTCGAAGGCCGGCTCGCCGACACACGCCTGCCACGCGCCGGCCGGTAGCCACGATCCCTCCGTCGAGCCCCAGCGGCAGGCGTGGAACTGCGCGAACGCCTGCTCGGGCACCGCGGCGCGTTGGCGGCGCAGGTCGGCGACGGTGATCCAGGGCGCCGGGTTCGCGCGCTTGATGGCGCGCAGGTCGTCGAGGTCGGCCTCGTCCGGCAGGCTCCACTCGATCCAGTGCGGATCTCCTGCGGCTTCGACGACGGCGCCCTTGCGCGTCGTCGTGGCCTGCGCGAGCGCGCGGGCGCGCATCCGGCCGAGCGGCGAGTCGAGCTGCGCCGCGGCCGTGCTGATCGCCAGCAGCTTGGAGTCGTGGCGCTTGACGAGCCCGGTCGTCATCGCTTCGAGCAGGCCGGCGTCAGGCCAGCTCCACACCTCGTCGGCGATGTAGAGCGTGCTGGAGAGGCCGTGGACGCGCGGGCCGTCGGATGGCACGACGCGCAGCAGGCCGTCACCGTCGGGATGACGCAGTTCGAGATGTCGGACGACGAGGTGATCCTCGACGGCGGGGTGCTGCGCGAAGCCGCGCATCCGCTCGAAGGCGATACGCGCCTGATCGCGGGAGGCAGCGCCGATCGTGACGGCCGCGCCCTCGACGCTGAGCAGGTGGTGCACCGCGATCAGCGCCGCCGTCGACGTCTTGGAGTTGCCGCGCGGGAGGATCGCCGCGATCTCGCGCGCGTTGCCGAAGTACGCCTTCGCGATCCGCCGCTGGAACGGCGCGAGCGGCTCGCCGATCAGCTCGCAGAAGTCGAGCAGGCCAGCGAGCCCGGGCCGGGCGGTAGTAGTTGACTGCACAACTAGGTATCCTAGTTTTATATGTCGACGTCACCTAGCGAGTGGCGGGCGTGGTGGGGAGGCCGCAGGCGCGTCGAGGACCGCGCGCTACCCCGCGAAACCGTCGCGCCGATGCCGATGCTCTCGGCGCCGCTCGGCGAGCAGTCGTTCACCGCCGACACGGCGCTACGGATCGGCGACGTCTGGGCCGCCGTGCGCGTGCTCTCAGACGCGGCGGCGTCCGTGCCGCTGATCGCCTACCGGCGCACGCCGGAGGGCCGCACGCGCGCCACGGGCCGCACCGCCGGCCTGCTGGCCAAGCCGTCGGCAGCGACGACGCAGGCCGGCCTCATCGGTCAGACGATGGCGCACCTTAACCTGTACGGAAACGCCTATGTCGGCCTGTTTCGTGACGCGGACGGTCGCGTCGATCAACTCGCGCTGCTGCACCCCGACCGCGTGACACCCGAGCTCGTCGCCGGCCAAGCCGTCTACCAGGTCAACGACGGCCGCGGGCGTCGCACGACGCACGGCCCCGAGGATGTGCTGCACGTCCGGGCCCCGCTCTCACTGGATGGGATCACCGGGCTCTCGCCGATCAGACAGTGCCGCACCGCGCTCGGCCTCGCTGACGGGCTCGCTGAGCACGCCGCCGCGTTCTTCCGGAATGGTGCCCGGCCTTCGGGGATCCTGTCCATCGATGACCGTTTCCTCGGCGCCAAACCGGAGGAGCGCCAGGCACTACTCGACCAGTTGCGCGCCGACATGAACGACGTTTACATGGGTCCGAAGAACGCACACAAGATCGCGATTATGACTGGTGACATGAACTGGACGGCACTCGCCGGCTCGATGGAGGACATGATGTTCGTCGAGCAGCGCCGGCTGAGTACCGCGGACATCGCCCGGGTGTTTCGCATCCCGCCGCACATGATGGGGGCTGAGTCCGGCTCGTCGATGACGTACAGCAACGTGGAGTCGCAGGCGCTCGCGTTCGTCAATTGGAGTCTGCGTCCTTGGCTCGTGGTGATAGAGCAAGCGATCAACGCTCACCCCGACTTGTGCCCCGGCAGTCTGTACGTGGAGTTCCTGCTCGACGCCCTGCTCAGAGCCGACTCGAAGACCCGCTCGGAGGTCTACACCGCCGCTCTGGACCCCGTCACCGGCTACATGTCACGCAGCGAAGTGCGCCAGCGCGAGAACCTCGACCCGGAGCCACCGTCTACAGGAGGAACACTCGCATGAGCACCGTCACCCGCCCGACCGTCGGCAGCGTCGAGGATCGCGTCGCGCTCGAAGCGCCGCCCGCGATCGACGGCCGCCGCCTGCACGGCGTCATCCCGTACGGCGTCGAGTCGCGCGACCTTGGAGGCTTCCGCGAGATCATCGAGCCCGGCGCGCTCGCCGGCGCCGACCTCACGGACCTGATCGCCACCCGCGAGCATGACCGCTCGCACCTGCTCGGCCGCCATCCGACAACGCTCACGACCGAGGACCGCGCCGATGGCTTCGCATGGTCTGTCGAGCTGCCACAGAGCCCCGTCGGCGAGGACGTTCGCGTCGCCATCGAACGCGGCGACCTGCGCTCGACGAGCTGGCGCATGGTCGTCGGTCGTGACCGCTGGGAAGGCGACATGCGCCACGTCGAAGCCATTGCGGAACTGCGGGACGTCACCGTCACCGCCAGCCCCGCGTACGCCGCCGCACGAGCCGAATACCGCAGCACGCCCGAGCCGTCGGCTCCGGGTGAACCCGTCACATCACTGGAGGCAACCATGCCGCCCGAGAGCACCACGGGCGGCACTGCCGCCCCCGAGACCACCGAGGATCGCACCGAGCCCACGCCGCGCCCGTCGGGCGTCGGCCTGCAGGTCGCTGACCGCGTCAGCGTCGGCGAAACACGCAGCCTCGCCGAGGAGTTCCGCGCCGCCGGCTTCCCCGGTGAGAACGCGACGATCCCGTGGCAGCAGTTCGAGGATCGTGCCGTAACGTGGACTGGCAGCGTCGACACGATCGCCAGGACCATCAGCACCGCCGCACCCTACGGCTACGACAGCCGGTGGGCGTGGCCCGCATTCCCGCGCGTCGCCGTTGACGAGGGCGTCACGTCGGTCGACGTGTTCACACAAACCGCCAGGTCGCTTGCGACCGCGACGAACGTGATTAGGGCGATCGACGCTGTTACGAATAAGCCTGAGACCGGCTCCACATTGACGATCGTCAGCACGGCGATGAAGCAGGTCGCGACGGTGCAGTCCGGCATCCCGAACGTCTACCTCGAGAGCTCCGCGTTCAACACGATCGTCGAGAGCGACCTACGCCTGGCGCTGAACGACGGGCTCGACAAGCTGATCTTGGACGCTATCGCCTCCAGCGGCTTCCAGGCACCGGGCACCGACCCTTTGCTGGTAAGTATCCGCAAGGGAATGACGACGATCCTCGCTGCGGGTTACTCACCCGACACACTCATCCTCACGCCGGCCAACGCTGAGGCGCTCGACGTGCTGGTAAGTGGGATCTCCGGTGGCACGAATGACTATGTCTTCGGCGCCGGCGCGTTCGCTCCGGGAACGATCTTCGGGCTGAACAAGCGGATCTCCAAGACGATCTCCGCCGCGGCTGTCGTTGACTCAAAGTCACTGGGCAAGTTGTACGCAAGTCGCGTCTCACTTGCCAGATTTGAGGAGAATTACGGTAAGACCAACACCTCACTTGTTCGGCTGGAAGCGCACGCGATCTTCGGTTTGGAGCGCGCCGCGGCTGCGGTGCGCATCGCGGCGAGCTAGCGACAAAGCCCGAGGCGCCGACCGTGGGGGCCGGCGCCCTCGACGGGAGCGAACACAGCCCCCGGCGCGCGACCTCCTGCGCGTGCCGGGGGCCTCGCTCCGCCTGCCCCGGCCTGGCCGTCCTGCATCATGGTTGACAGACTGCATATGCAGGGCTTACACTGCATGGCATGCCCACAAAAAACTCTGTCTTTCGGTTCGAGGACGAGATCCTCGCCCAAGCTGACGCTCTCGCAAGTCACGAATCCCGGCGAGCGGCCGGCAATGTCACCCATGACGTCTCGCGCGCCGAAGCGATAAGGCGCGCGATCCGCCACGCCTACCAGGACGCGCTCCCAGAGATCGAGGCCGATCGTCGCGCGTGGGACGCGCTCGTGGTTCTGGCTGGCGAGACGATCGTCAAGCGCGTCGAGCGCGACGACGCCCACGCGACGTTCGTGGGCGGCCGAGAGAGGGCCGTCCGCGACAGCGGTGCCGCCGCCCTCCTCGTCCTCCGAGGCGACGGCATCGGCGAGCCGACCAGCGAGGGACTCTGGGAACGTCTCGCCGTCTCCGCGTCGATCGGAGACGAGCCGATCGACCTGCCGCTAGAAGTCGTCGACGAGGGCACGCTCGCGAACGTCTACCTCACCGACGCAGAAGGCGTAGCGCACGTCTACCTCGGCACGCTCGAACGGCAGGCCCACGAGGGCCGAGCGGCCAACTCTGACCGTCGGCTCTACAGCCTTGCGGCCGATCTCGGCTTCCCCGACTGACATGCAGGCGCTCTTCGAACAGGTGGTCAGAGACGTCATTGACACGGTCACCACCGGAGAAGACGACGAAGCCGAGGTCCTCGTCCTCTGGATGCCATTCGGCCTGCAGGCCGACCACCGCGCCGCCCTGCTGGCCGAGATCGGAAACGTCGTCCAAGCCGTCCGTGCGCACGGCGTCCAGCTTGAGGTCATGCGGATCGCAGGCCAGGAGCTCTCCGAACGCGGCCTCGACGCCGACGGCCTGGAAGCCGCGTTCGTGCTTTACGCCGGCGACTGCCCCACGCTCCCGTGACCGGCGCCGCGGAGCTGCGCATCGCCGGCCGGCCCGGCGTGTTCCTCGCCGAGACGTGCCGCGTCGAGGGCGCCGTCGTCCACGTTCGCGGCCGCTGGCGCTACCGCGTCGGGGCCAACCACGCCGACTTCCGCTACGGCGAACTCGTGTCGTACTCGTGGCCGCTCGGCCGCTGCCGCGAGATCCGGTGGGCCGAGCCCGAGCGGGCGTCATGAGCGTCCACGCTGCCACATGGGCCGGGAGGTGCACCGGCTGTCACCGTGACGGCCTCACGGTCGGCTCCCGCCTCACCCACGGCCTGCGCGTGCTGTGCGATCGCTGCGCCAGCCAGCCGTACGCCATGCCGTCGATCAACGGGACGGCCGCAGCGCCCGCAGCCGGTGCCGGCAAGCGGCCGCCGAGCCAGAACGGCGCCCCGCCTGCGGCGTGGCTGGCCGGGAGCCCGATGGACCCGTGCGCGGTCGGCGCCGAGCCGCTCCCGCCGCTCCCCGGCTTCCCGTTCCTCCACAGGGAGATGACAGCCGTGATCTCCGGTCCGACCGGCAAAGGCCGCTCATCGCTGATACAGGCGTGCGCCTACGACGCGGCACGCGGCGGCGTGCGGGTCGCCTACCTCGGCGGCGAGGTCACCGAGCCCGAGTTCAACGCGCGCGCGGCGCTGCTGACAGAGAGACGCCTTGATGATGCCGACGAGGTCCGCGACGCGCTGTCGCGCGCGCGCTACCTGGACCTGCACTCCACGCTCGCGCTCGCGTGGAAGAACCCGGAGCGCTGGGTCACGGAGGTGGGCGCGCTGTACGACGTCGTGATCGTCGACCCGCTTAACGACGCGCTGGCGGCCGCCGGGCTCGGCCACGAGAACGTCGACTACATCGGCTTCCACACGAAGCTGATGGAGCCGCTGAGGACTCACGGCGTCGCCGTCGTGATGCTCGACAACATCGGTCACGCCGAGGACGCGCAGGGCCGCCCGATGGGGGCGAGCGCGAAGATGCACAAGGCCGACTTGATGTTCTCCTGCACGGCGCAGGACGATCCGTCGCTGCTGCGGCTCACGGCGACCAAGGTTCGGTCGGTCCGCGCCGCGTTCGGCAAGGGCGCGACGTGGGAGTGCGACGAGGCGACCCAGACGCTGACCGGGATTGACGCGGTGTTCGCGCCGGCGAGCCGCCAGAGCCGCGTTGAGCGTCGCCGGGACGAGGAGCGGGGGAACATCCTTCACGCGCTCTCGGACGCCGAGCGGGGCCTTCGCGAGCTTGAGCGCCTGACCGGTATCGCCAAGTCGACGCTGCGTCGCCGCCTCCGGCTCTTGGAAGAGGAGGGGCTCGCGCAGGAGGGAGAGCAGGGCTGGCGGAAGGGTGGTCCAGTGGGCCAACCCCGAGGGGTTGGCCCACTGGACCACCCCCCTGCGATCTTCACGGACGACCCGGTTGCGTCACAGGGTGCGTCCGTGACGCACCTGTTCCCGACCCCCGACGACGACGGGTCAGCGGCATGACCGACGGCCCGCTCCTCACCGCCCGCGAGGTCGCCGAGCTGCTCGGCGTCAGCGCCGAGACGGTGCTGCGATGGACGCGCCGCGGCGAGCTGCCGGCGATCCGGCTGCCCGGCGGCGCCATTCGATACCGCGAGACCGAGCTCGACACCTGGCTGGCAACCTGCAGCACGCGGGTGGACGGCGGCGACAGCGAGGCGTAGGGTGACGCTCGTCAACCAAAAAAGTGGGGCCGCGCGCTGTGAACGCCGGCCCCGTGGCCCCGAGGGTGGTAGCCCCCGGCGCGCTGGCAACGCTACCCGTCCCCACGGCTGCGCTGCCCTCTCGCCTCAGCGATCCCTCTCGGCGTCACACGACCCGAAGGGGAACGACATGGGAGCGCATTACGTCTGCGACTACTGCGGCGAGACGATCGAGGACAGGGAGCACGCGAGCGTCTACGGGATCGGCGGACGCGGCTACTTTTCACACCGCGAGTACCACGCCTCGCCGTGCCTTGGCCTCGTGAACGACATCCTCGAGAACGCGACCGGCACAAAGCCTGTCAGCGAGAAGCAGATGTGGGACCGTGACCTAGCCGAGTGGCGAGCAAACCAGGCGAAATGGCACGCCCTGTCGCTTCCGCAGCGCGAGCACCTGCTCGTCGAGCTGCTCGGCGACCGACGTATGCCCGTCGCCGGATTCGTCGCGAAGGTGGAGGAGGCGTTCGGCAAGTGCGCCGTGTCGTACGGCGACGTCTATCCGGTCCTCAGGCGTCTGCGTCAGAGCGGCGAACTGGGCGGCGTCGCCGAACCGTTCCGCGGGACGCGCACGCGGACCGTCTACTTCCGCCGGGAGATGGCAGGCCCGATCGTGGACCTCGACCGCGCCTTCAACGAGCCGAGCGGCGAGGAGTCCTGATGCCGCTGACTCAACGTGGGCAGGCGTACAGGATCGCCCCGGGCAAGTGGGGCCTGCGCTACTACGACGCCGCCGGCGAGCGCCGCCGCAAGAGCCCATTCCCGAGCAAGAGCGCGGCGCTCGCGCACTACCGCGAGCAGGTCGAGCCCGTGCTCCTGGGCGAGCCCGTGCCGCTACCCGAGATGACGCTCGGCGCGTTCGTCGAGCTGTACCTGCAGCGCCACGCGGCCAACGTGCGGTCACGCACGATCAGCACGCTGCGCGAACGCCTCGCCCACGCGACCAGCGCATTCGGCGAGATCCCGCTGCGCGACCTCGAACGGATGGCCGATGATCTCGCCGCGTGGCGAGCCCGCCAGCCCGCCGGTGTCCGCTACGCCCGCATGGGCGCCTTGCGCCAAACACTGGCGGCCGCTGTGCGCTGGGGACACCTGAGCGTCAACCCGGCTGTGCAGGCCGGCCAGAACCGCCAGCCAAGCCCGCGCACCGTCCGGGCCTTCACGCGAGCGGAGGTCGACGCGATCGCCGCCGAGTTGCCGCCCGCCTACGCGCCGCTGCCGGCGTTCGCTGCTGCGACCGGACTGCGGCCCGAGGAATGGCAGGCGCTCGAGCGACGCGACATCGACCGTCACGCCGGCCTGCTCACCGTCCGGCGCACCGTCAGCGGCGGCGAGATCGTGGAGCGCGCGAAGACCGAGCGCAGCCGCCGGCAGGTCCCACTGACGCGCAGGGCCGTCGAGGCGCTCGACATGATCCCGCCACGCCTCGACACGCCGCTGATCTTCCCGGCCTCAGAAGGCGGCGTGCTGAGCCTCGACAACTTCCGCCGCCGCGAATGGGCGCCCGCGATCGAGGCGAGCGGCGTGGCGACGCCCGCGAGGATCTATGACCTGCGCTGCACGTTCGCCAGCGACGCGCTCGCGGCCGGGCTCGGCATCCACGCCCTCGCGCGGATCATGGGCACCAGCGTCTTGATGATCGAGCGTCACTACGGCACGCTCGTCGACGGCGCGATGGGGTCCATCGCCGGCCAGTTGGATGCCCTCGACGCCGAGCGCGACCGGGCCACGGGCAACGGCTGACGAGACGTTCGGGCCACTACCGGGCCACAGCTCCACCGTGCGCCACCTGGCCATCTCCCCGAAACCAGCCGATGTGCAGGCACTTCACGTCAAGCGGACGGCGGGGATCGAACCCGTGACCTTCGGCTTGGGAAGCCGACGCTCTACCAACTGAGCTACGTCCGCGTGCGAGGCGATTCTAGGCGCTCGGAGGCGAGCCGGGAACGCGCCGCGA